CCAGTCGCTGATGCTTTATCTACAGACTGCGAACCAAGCGTTACGGTACTCGCCACTTGGTCTGACATAATTGATTTTTCGGTTAACATTTTTGGTCCTTATGAAATACGAAGCAACGCGGATGTTGCATTGTTAGCGGGCATTTGAACGGTAAATGAGGTGGCACTTGACTTGTTAGACCCAAAGCTCAAAACTGCCACTGACTTGTTAGCTTTACTGCTGTTGTAAATCAACGCACCAAACGCCGTGAAACTTGCTGGGTTCCACACCGCGTTAGCAAATCCAACATACGCCACGCCATCAGACGTGTTGATTGTGATCCCTGTGGCCACTAGCCCGCCAGCAGTGTACCCCGTGCCAACAACTTCTTCAGTAGTTGTGTACACGGTTGTGTCAGCGTTAAGCGTGGCATTTGAGGTGTACAAAGCAATCTTAATGACATCGGTCAAAAGATCATGCACGCCCTCAAGAATCTGCGCTTTAAAACTTGTGGTCATGGTCTGTGTAAGCATGCTATTTCACCGGTAACCGTAATTGACCAGAACGATAAGCGTCGCGGCGCAACTTGCCATCGCCCAAGTTCTTCAGTAAGCCCAGTGACTCCGTGTACATCTTCTCGTAGTAAGCGACCATATCCTGCTCGCCTTTCTGGAAGATCACAGCTTCGCGCAGCGCACCGTACAACAACGCCGACTCAAAGTTGTCCCCTACCCATGACGTACCTGCAGTAACAATCGACTCTGGGTAGTAGAAGTAATGGAACTCAACAGAGTACGTTGTGTTTGGTGTTGGGCCAAGAATAATCGTCAGCTCATTCACAGAACTGCTGTTCGGTCCAAAAATAGCGTAGTACTTCGGGATGCCCGTATCTGTAGGCTGCGGGTAAGCTTGGCGAATAAAGTTAACGTCTTTGTTTAACAGGTACTCGTACTCACCAGCGGCGTTGATAACCGCCAACGAAAACACAGACAAGAAGTCACCCGGCAAAGCCAAATACTTGTTATTAGCCGTCAATGACCCAAGTACGTTCTTACGTAGAGACGGTAGGTCAACAGCGTTATAAATACGCTCTTCAGCAAGCTGCACAAAATTGGGTATTTGCGAAACAAACACTGACTCAGTGGTTTCGGTATAGTCCTCGATTGCAGTAACGAGCTGAGCGTAATTCATCTTTAAGCCATCGGTCCACGAGCCATGCGGCCCTTAGTTGCTGCGCCGTTGCCGCGTGTTTCCATACCTGCTGTCTTAACGTCTTGACGCGCAGGATCACCCGTACTTACACGAGGCACGGCAGTTGCGTTTGTCATCTTGTTTGCGGCGATGTTGTTTGGGTCTTGCATGTTTGCACCAATCAACGTCTGCTCTGCAGTAGACGACGCTTTACCAAAACCTTTTAGCGTCGCCCCACTCATTTTGTGAGGCTTAGCGTACGCCGTTGCTGGTAAGTTGTTGATCTTAGCCATTACCGACCCCTTGAACCGATCTTAACGCTACCAAACTGATTGACCAACTTATCGCGATTACGCCCGTCTTTGAGCATGCCTGCGTTAGTTTTGCCGCCTTTGGCCATCTTGTGCATGCGCGACTCATGGCCTTTGACCACTTTGTTAGCCTCAACATCCGCAATCGACTTCACTTGTTTCTTATCCATACTAACCTCCGGTTATCGTAACTGTACCCACAGACCCTGTAGCAATCAAGTCATTAGGCGTTTCATCAAAATCGTACCGCATACCTACAGGGTTCCACCCCCACTGAATCTGCCTGCTACCGCCAGTAGGTGTGCCTGAAGCATTAACGCTAGGACCACCTACATCGGTTAACTGCAACCCAGTCAAACCTGCTGAGTAGTACGTTGTATCTGGTCTTGGGTCTCTAACAGCTTGAGGGTCACTAACCGGATACATACCTAACTGCAACTGCGGCTGATCAGGGTCCCAACACTGTGGACACACCTTTAAATCGTACTTCTTGGTCTTGATAATTTCTTTTTTTAAGTCCGATAACTTAAACCTAAACCCGCAGCGATCACACTGCGAAATTGCAAACTGGCCAGACGAAAATTGATTAGACACACGGCTTCCCCTACGTTATGAACATGCGTCGGGGCACAAAGCGCACTGGTGATTTATCTCGATCTTCGGTAGCAGCAAACTCCCAAGCCTCATCGTACTGCTGTTTCAGTAACTGCGTTCTTTCCATTGCACCGGGGACTTTTAACGAAAGGTAGTACGTAAGCCCCGCAGTCAAGCAAGGCAACATCCTAAACGGAATATCAAAAGTGCTACTGCCGTTGCCAGCATCGTGGATACGGCGCAGTCGCCAGTACACAAAGGTGTAGGTCTGTGAGCCATCAGGTGTTGGCCAAACTACGATTTTGGGGGCATCCACACCCGTCGTCGCGTTTGTGCCATCAGGGCCCGGTGGAGAATACGTAGCACCGGATTGCCGATTGATCCAGACTTGAATCGGGCGGGCTTGCTGTAGTTTGTTTGGTATCGTTGCATAGGTCGAAACCGAAATGCGAGAGATTGTAAGGTCAGCCTGATTGTTCTGCTGTCCTGCATTGGTACGAATAACGTGTTCGATTAAGTCCACAGTATCGACTGGCAAGTCGTACGTGTTCACGCCCTGCACCATCGTGATCTGCCCTTGCTCGACAGTCCACAAGTTAATGCCGCGATTCGCCCAATCCGCAAACAAAAGGTTCATCGAGCGACGCGCTGTGCGCAAATCATACCCCGTACGAAGCTCAGAGCCACAACGCTCATAAGCTTCTTCAACAATCTCCGAGAGATCGAGGTTAAATGAAGTTGCGCTTGATACAGTCATTATCTAAACCCTGACGTTTTTTTAGCAATGCTTTTTGGTTGGGCTACAAACTGTTTGCCTGCTGCCTTACCTTTACGCTTTGCTTTAGTTGTGGCTGCGTACTCCGCAGGGCTAAGTGCATCAATAGCTTTCTTGGGCAAATACCGCTCACCTGTCTCAGACGATTTCTTGCCTGACTTGGTTGTCCATTTCTGGTCACCCCAATCTTTCAAGGATTTTTGCGGTTTTGCTAGGCTACTCATTTATACCCACCACCTGCTGCTTTGTACTTCTTGGCTACCAACTGCGCTTTACGCGCTGACCACTGACCTGCGCCTGTGCCGTGAGTTGCTGCGGCTTTTACTTGCGACACAATCTTCTTGCGTACTTCAGGTTTTGTGTAATTGCCAGCAGCGTTGACTTTACCGCCTTTCTTAATGCCGGGCACCGGCGAGCCTGCTGCCGGAGTGTTTACGTTAGCTCTAGGGCGTTTACTCGGAAGTAGCGGCCCCATGCCTCGGCTGGCTCTCATACAAAACGGCCTTTGGTTTTGCCTTTGACGCAGCATCCATCACCGCGATTACCAACTTTACCGCCCTTGGCCATCTTTTTAATCACGCCCCCTTTACGGTTACTGATGTCTGGAACAGTAAAACCAACGCGCGACCCGCCAAGGCGCTCAGCCATCTTACCAAGCCTTTCGTTTGAAGAAGTGTCCCCAGAACTGGCGGTTCTACTACTGGTTTCTGGTAAGGGTTCTTCTTTTAGCTTACGCGGTGCAGCAACAGGAAAAGATTTTGCTTCAGGATTCGTTGAGAAGTTTCGGTACTGATCAACGACACTCGGGCTGTTGTATTTTTCAGCGCGCATTTTAGCGCGCAACTTGCTGTCCTCGTTGCCTAAAGCGGCATCGCGGTCTTCTTGCCGAATGTTTTCGTTACGCCCTATGCGTAAGCCAGCAGCTTTTGCTTCGTCTGAAAGTTCGTATTTAGCCATGTCTACACCTTAGCAAACGCTACCGCGAGTCTTGCCTTTTTGAGCAATGCCGTCAATTGCGCCGCCCTTAGCAAACTTAGGCATGCCACCCTTTTTAGCTGCAAAAGCAGGCATTTTTTTGCCGCCTTTCATGACCATAGGCATTCCGCCTTTTTTCATACCCATTTCAGATTTTTCGTGTTTGACCATAGACGCTGGGGCACCTTTCTTTTTCATGAAAGAAAGTTCTTTTCCCATCATTGCTTTGGACTCTTTCATAGCACCACCCTTTTTAAAAAGATTCATCGAACCATGATCGGTTTTTGGTTTGTTAACACCCTGTAAATCTGAACGAGTCTTTGGCTTCAACATTTCCACCGTTTGAGGCTTGCAGCTTTGCGTGTAGGGCGACCCTTCTCGTCTTTCATTGGACCGGGCATCCCAGACATACGGGCGCAAAATGATTTTTTACGGGGACCACCTTCGGGCTGTGGAGCCTTTAGGTTTGACCCAGTTGCTGCGTTGTATTTAGCGCGACCTTTGGCAGTTAAACCCGCCCCCTGTTTGACCGGCAGTTTTTCACCGCGACCAACAGCAAGAGATGGGTTTTTCTTAGCCATAATAAATATTCGCAGACGTAATGTTAGACATAATCATGTAGACACCGTTCCGCACAACAATGCCTTCACCCGGAATCAGTGCAAAATTACCAAACAAGTCACCTGCGCCGACATCATATGAACACAGCCAAAGCGTTGAATACGCCATAGCCGTACTTGATGCAATCGTGCCAGAGTTAATGTCGGTAATTGTAAAAGAGTTTGCGTTTACTCTAGTAATCGGGTAGTTACCATTGGTTGCAGAAGAGCCTGATGCAGTAGCAAAAGCAAAACCACGCACATCGCCCGTCACCAGCCCGTGAGCTGTCTTGGTAACGGTCACCAATGTACCTGTACGTGCATACGTTGCGTCTGTAACGGGCGCAGTAGTTGTGTCAAAAACATCAAGCGTACCCGCAGTGGCAGAGCCAACAATAGACAGCGCTTTAAGCCGTGTGCGGCCCAATAGCATAAATCCGGTGTTGTTTAAATGCCCTGCTTTTACGTCGGTTTGCATCATAATTAATCTCCTAGATCAAAGAAAGGGGCCGAAGCCCCCCGTGGGATTAATCGACGTTACCGTATGGATACACCGTCTTACTGCCAAGGTTTAAATCTTCTTGGATGTAGTTCAGGTCAATCATGAACTTACCTGCGGTCAACGCTGAAAGTCCAGTACCAACGATAGCCAAGGTAAACACAACCTGTGACATGCTCGGCTGCCCTGCAGTGCCTGTGATATCAACAGGCGTTGCAACCATGTTGCCTAAGTTAGCAGCAGAGTAAGTTGTGGTTTGACGACCGGCTGTACCAACAGTCGTTGAGCCCAAAGTGATTGTGGCGTAGTTAGGTGCGCTAGTCACAAAACCGTTTGATGCCAAGATTGAGACAGCCGTAAGTGTTGTGCTAGTCAACGACAGTGCTGTGATGTAATCAACAACAATACCCGTAATCTGCGAACCCGTAGGAACATACATCACTACGCCGCGATAGATAGCCGTATCAGCGTCTGCTGTAGGGGTGGTTACTGCTGGAGGGTTAACTGAAGTTGAAGGCGTGTACACTTTTGCGTTGACGTTACCGTTAACGATGTTGCCGTTAACAAACTGAGTCGATGCGCCAGCGTAGCCAGCAGTGCCGTTGCCACCAGTAGCAGCAAAATCAATTAACGTGGTCTGCGATAAGCGGGCATAACCTACATTGCGTAGGGGGCCAAAACGGCTGTCGCCAGACAGAATAGGACCTTCAAAGGTAGCGCGTGCCATAGTAATTCCTTATGCAAAAGAACCTTATCAATCGTTGCATCGTCTGCTGGGGCAGTCCGATAAGGTTAATACCCAGATGTGCTATTTATACGCTTTATTTTGTTACGGCGCAAGAGTTTTTACAATAAAAAACCCCACCTTGTGGGTGGGGCTAAACCGAGGGAGGTTTAATTAGAACGAACCTGCCGAACCCCAGACAGCGAGGGGATCAGACCAGCCGAACGAGTAACGCTCGCGGGCTTTGTAACGGACGTTACCAGTATCAAAGTCGCCATCCATTTTTGTTTCCATTGGCATACGCTCAAAGTGCTTCAGGCCGTTTGGAACGTCGGTCAACAAGAACCAAGCGTTTGTGTCGGTCAAGAAGTGATTTACAGAGTAGCCTTCAGGCACAGAACCGTTGTTAACGATTGCGCTGATATCGTTGTTGTTAGTACCAACACGGAGGTTAGTGTCTAACAGACGAGTAGCAACAAACATTAACGCTGGGGGGATGATCAGCTTGCGGCCTTTAGCAGCAATCAGCAGACCGCGCTCATCAGTCCATGCAGCGATTTGGATAAGCGCGCTTTCCAGCGACGTTTCATTCAAATCAACAGGGGTAGATGCTACGTTGCTGTTGGTGCCGCCAGACACGAGCGGGTGTGATGCGCTAAACAGAGGTACGCCATCGCCGCCGTAGTACTGGGCTGAGTTGGTGAAACCGTTGTTCAACACCGAAGCAGCTTTAACTTGCTTGGTGTACGACATCGCGCGAGCCAGAGCTTTGGTGTAACGAGCAGACAAGCTGTCGTACAAGTTATCTTCAATCGCTTCTTCAGTGATTGAGAAACCCAAGGCAATGGTTTCGTGTGAGTAGCGCGCTGTGAAAGCTTCTTGTGCGTTATCGTAAGCGATTTGCGCACCCTCAGACTTTACAGGAGCAGCGGAGAAACCAGACAACTTGGTCTCTTCCTCGAACGAACGCTCTGATTTCTCAGTCTCGTACAGTTCTTTATGCTCTTCGCCGTAGCGTTTGTACTCAAGGCCAAACAAGGCGTTGAGACCGGGGAGTAGCTCTTTAAGGAGCTGCGAACGTGAAATAGCCATTTGTTAGCTCCTTTATTAAGCAGTTGTACCAGCAGACTGGTAGTACGAGTGCACGCCGAAGTTCAGCTTGACGATGCAATCGGTGTACGCGTCACCGGGGTTAGATGGGAAGTTGCCGCCAAATGAAGAGTTGGCGTTAACCAAATCAACAATTTTGCAGGCCAAGGCGCTAGTGTTAGCAACAGTGGCTGACATGGCAATAACCGAGTTACCGCTTGTGGTGTTAACCGTTGTAGAACCTGTGCCACCAGTAAAGTTGGCCAGAGCAACAGTCTTACCGATAGAAGCAACGGTAATCGAGCCCAACGACTGCACTTGGAACAGTGCATCTGGATCATCCATCACGCGAACGTAGATGTTTGTATAACCAGCAGTGACTGCGTTAACAGGCAAATACTGAGCATACAGAGGGTAGCCGAGCTGTTGACCGGGCAACTGGTAACGTACGCCAACACAAACGCCGACGATACCGGCAGACGAAGTGGTAGGAGTAGCGGTTACAACAGTTGGTTGGCCAGCAACGGCAGCACCAATTTGAACCAAGTCACCAAAGCCAATAGGCGCGGTGTTGTTTGTGGTCATCAGAATTTCACGGATTACTCCTCCGTTAAACGCCTGACCGCCGATTAAGTTAATCGGCTTTAGCCCGTAGGGGCTGGATACTGTAGACATTTAAGTCCTCCGATTTGGGTTATTTAGAACCGTTACCAAACCCTGTACTCCCTCGTGTCACAGAGCTCTTACGCTCTGGGGCCAACAATGGCATACGGGCATCATTGTTACGCAAAAAGTGGTTGTCCACCGAGTCCATCTGGTTCTGCGCAGCGCGGGCGTAATACTCTTGGCGTCCTACTACCATCTCTTCCGGTGCCTTACACAAGATAAGCCCACCGACTTCAACGTTGCCATCTTTATTGCCAGCAATTTGCAATTCTGGATGATCTACAGCTTTAACCGGCACCCAACCTTCACGAAACTTTTGAGACATGTTCGTTGGATTTTCATTACCCAAAACTGTTGCAGCGCAGTAATGGAATTTATATCCGGGTTCGGGCGTTGGATCAGGAAGCGCGCTTACGGGTGTGTACACGTAACGGGTAGGATTTTTTTCACGAGTATCCAATTCTCTCGAAGTGCGTGGGTTAACCATTGTTGGCCTCCAGTTTTAAAAACTCTTTAGCATAGTCTGCATGTGAAACACCAAGACGATCAGCGATAGCTGCGGCAGTGGTGCTTAGATTTACATTCTTCTTAGCCCCCGTCGAGCGAGAAGCCGAAGCGACTACAGTAGCGGGTCTTCGAGCTGGTTCAGCCCTTGTGGTTTTGTCGTTTCCTTGAAAAACTTCAGGAAAGACACTACGCATGCGAGAGTCGACTCTCTCGAAATATTCGTCTGAGCGAGGGTCGTAACCCGTCGTAACTAGCTTTTGGTGCAGCCCTAATGCAAAGGCTGTAAGTTCTTCGTACCCCGGGCTCCCGAACCACTGGTTTTTGGCTTGCCAGCGCAAGGTCTTATCGTCGAGTTGCGGTCTTGGTACTTCTTGTTGACGTTGTACTACTTCTGGTTCTACTTGTAAAGGGGTCGGACGAAAATTTCTTGCGGCTTCTAGTCGCATTTTTGCATCAGTCAAATCTTCTTGAGCTTGAAGCATGGCGTCGGAGTCATAAGACTCTTGTGCTTCTTTGTACTTACGCCGTGCCATTTCAAGCTCACCCTCGGCTTTGGCTTTCAACGTCTCAACATGAGTCTGAGTGCCATCGTTGATGTACTGCACATAACGGCGGCGCTCTTCCATCAACTGCTGCGCAACGCGCTCAAGCTCGGCCTTCTCGCGCGAAAGTTTTTCTTTCTCTCGGCGCTCGTCATGGCGCGCATGTGTGAGCTCTTTAATGCGAGCTTTTACTTTGCTGCCGTACGACTCAAGTTCTTCGTCAGTAGGCTCGGCAACTTCGCGTTCTAGTGGTTTAGCAAACCTGTCACGCTCGGGGGTATCGTCTTCGATATCAACTTCAATATCGCCTTCGCCGTCAACGCTGACATTTACGTCATTGTCTTCGGGTTTACCCGTACTTTCAATTTCATCTGGGAACTTATAGGCTTCTGGCATGTGCAACTCCTGTTAAACGCGCGAGATTCCGCGAGGGTCTTCGACTGTGGCTTCGACTTGATCGTCGTAGATAATCCGAAATTCTTTACCGTGGATCATGATGCGCGTGCCCGTGTAGGGGCGCGTGATAATGAACTCACCTTCCTCGCACCAGTGAACTCCGTCTGGAAATTTACTGAGGTCGGAGTAGCACAGAGGCCCTTTCTGCAGCACAAACAAGACCGGTGAAGTCAGTTCTTCGTTCTTCTTGGTCATGCCTGCTTTAGCAAGGCCGCTCTCGTACTCGTTATCGGCAGTCACCAAAGCGCACAGAATCCTCCAACCTTTTGCTTTTGGAAGTTGCGTGGCTTTTTGTTCTGCTTCCTCGTACTCTTTATCTATTGGTGCTACTGACTGTGCTACGCCGGGGGGCAGAATTAAGCCCTTTTCCGGTAAGGCGATGGTTTCACTCATCGTGATCTTCCTTTAGATACTCAGCGAGGTCTAACAAGTGGCGCTCTGCAAAGGCTAGACCCCGAATCACCCCGCAAAGCTCTTTGTACGTAGCAAAGTCTGTGCACTGACCATTTGCCAAATCGTCAGTGTAATTATTCATGTCGTCGCGAATCTTCTTGCGCATCGCGTCGACAAAATCCATAACCAGTAAATCCATTATTTATTCCCTTTAGGTGGTTTGTCCTTCTGTGCTGCTAGTTGCGCGCGTTTGTGCGCGATGTCACTCCCAATACGTAGCCCATCAAGCTGGTTTTTAGAGTCGAGCTGCAGACGAGTCTTGGCTGAGTCTGCCCCGAGGCGCGCGCCGTCAAGCTCGTTCTTACCCTGAACCTCCATCTCTTTAATGCGCAGCTCGTCTGCTTTAGCCGCTGCGTCAACCGAGAGTTTCTTCTGCTTGAGAGCCAACTCGCCTTGTTTGATCTGCAGCTCTTGCATCTGCATTTGCAAGACTGGGTCTTGTGCGTTTTGCTGAGCTTGTTGCTGAGCCTGCATGGCCTGACTCTGTGCCAAGACCTGCGGTGCTGCTTCTGCCATCAGACGGCTGATCTCTTTCTCCATCTCTGGG